GATTTCTACGGAATTTTTCATTTTGTTTCGTTTTGTTTTGTTTTCCTCATCAGTAGCGGATTCACCGCCAGACTCCCGCGAAGGAGTTTCGGAATTTAGAAGCTGGAAACGATGACGCCAAAGTCGAATTCAATCAACGTCCCCTTGTCTCGGATGTATGAGCGGATCAAATCGTCAATTTCGTTGCCTTCCTCGTCAATTGATCCGTCCATGCCAAGCGTCAATCCAAGCTGGTCAACGGCGTCTGCTTGGTTCCTGAAATAGTCGCTCGCCCATGCCTCAAGACTCTCATATTCCGAGAAGTCGCATCGGATGGCGCAAACGTCCAATTCCATTTCCTCGCCAGTTTCCTCCTCAAGCTGTTCCAAGTATTCCGCAAGGGCTTTCGCCCCGTTCCATGACCAATTGGCGTTGTCGTCTCTGTGCAGTGAGCGGGCAATGTCTGATGTGCTAAGTGTGGTTTTCATAGTTTGATTCGTTTTGATTTGATTTGTTCGCCCTGCATCGCGGGCCGCGCTTCGTTATGTGTAGAGAATGGCGACTAAGTGCCGATACTCAAGAACTAAATTCCAATTTGTCGGGTTTCCAATTCAAAGTTCCATTCTTAGCGGCGGAATCGGCTTTTAATTGGCCCGGAATCCACTTTTCAGCGTCTTCCTGAGAGTCGAACGGTCCAGATATTTCCATGTATTGACCGCCGCCGATATACCCGACAACGTGCCATTGTCCGCTTTTTGGGTGCTTTGCTGGCTTGTAAGTTTTCATGGGCTCAAGCGTGGATAATTGCAGCGGCGACGTAAATCACGGCACAAGCGGCAGCGATTCCAAGGAAGATACCGGGAGCTTGTCGGATGCCGAATATGGCGACGAGGGCAACAAAGAAGACGGCAGGGATAATAAGGATGGATTGCATCGTTTTGTATGGTGTGGGTGTGAAGCGGGGATTGAACCCGCTTGGATTGTTTTATGGAATCTCCACGAACAAGGGCGACCCGTTAAGGCTGTAACCGTAAGCCGTTTTTTTGAGGACTCCCATTTCCCTCCTGTAGTGATAATGGAGGATATCGGCGACATGCTTGCGCTCTACAAACATGAAGTTGGAGCGGCTCTTGAATTGTGTTTTCTTTTTCATGGTGGTGTTCATTTGGTGTGTGGTGTGTGAAGCGGGATTGAACCGCTTGTGGGTGAGGGATTAAGCCCACCCCAATCGTGGATGGGTGCGAGCTTTCAGAATGCGCCTCCGGGCGTGTAGCAGTGCTTTGGGAAGGCAAGCCACGGGCATGTTGTATATGTTGCCTGTGGCTGCACCGGAGACGCTGAGCCAAAAATGGATGTGGTTGAATATCTCAGCTTGGTCCCTGTAGGCAACAGTGGTCGGGGTGATGGAGATGGTCGCTCCTTTGTATTTCTTTGTCGTTTTTGTCATTGGTTTGATTGTTTGGGATTGCGCTGGGGGATTGACCCCCAGCAGGTTATTCAGATTAGCGAGGTGTGCGACTAAGGAATTTCCGCCCGTCGCGGCTAACAATGTCGCAAATGGCAACAAGGTCAGTCGTTCCATCGTCGAAGGTAGCGATCGTGCAATGACGGACTCGACCGTGAATTTCGGCGGTGTAGGAGGTCCCGGTTTTGACGATTCGTTTCATTGGATTGAGCGTGGTTTTCATCGCAGTGTGGTGTGGTGTGGTGTAGCGTTGCGTCGTGCAACTGAGAGGAACCTATCCCGCTAAATACGCATTGTCGATAAAAAGTTCGTAAAAAGTGAAAATAGTTTCAAACCAAGCCACAAACGTAGGAAATACAAGGGGTTGCTGATGGCAAAAAAAGCCCGGATGACGAGCAAACGAGCCAGATTGCAGGGCAAATAACGCAAGCCCCTAGTCACACTGGCAGCAGCGCAACACCCTCAAGACTCCAAGCTCCACGGTCCATCATGGCTAGCTTATGGGGTATTGTCGAATGAAGGAGGAAGGAAGGATAAGCCCATTAAAGAGGAGAAGCCCCGCAGAAAATCGTTCCCGTTATCGCTAATAATATCCGTAACGCGCATAGATATTAACGGGAGCATGCGCTGCCGTTAATGGGGTCAGGGCTGTAACTGTTCCGCTACGCTACACAGTATGAGCATTCGCAGAGGTTACTAGGGTCAGTGCCGTTCCTGCTTCGCTATACGCTTCGCAGTATGAGCAAGTCATGTCTCATTCTCCGCTCCGCGAGGATTTTACTCAGGTATTCCTAACTGTGTCAAGCATTTCGTTCTCCACGGTTTATCGACAATGATGCCACTACATATGGTGGTGCTGGTGCTAAAGCAGGCACGATGACGGGTTAATTACAGCTTCTGCTAGTGTTCGAATCCCGTGGAACAAGCCTAGAACATGGGCTACAGCCTGTGGAACACGATTCAGCATTACGGTTATTGTAACAAGTTGTGTGGTAGATCACCATTCTTAACGCAATTGGGATGCAATAGGGGGGGAGGGGGTCCGGTTTTCGGAGCGCAGGAAAAAGGGGAGCGATAAACCAGTCAGACAAAAAATGGCTAAAGGGGGCCATGTGCTGTGGTGTGCAGGATATGCCATAAAGCGTCCATTTATGTGTATGGTATCACACGTTGTGAATACGCTTGACAGGTTGTTGATATATGGTAGTTTGCGTTTGAGCCAATGCGTGTTGCGTTGGTGACACCTTAATATATTATGTCTAGTCCCGTAAGTTACGACCTGCAAGGCCAAGGTGGAGGCATTGTGCTTTCCACTGCTTCTACCACTTATACAGGCAAGATCCGTTGGATTCAGGTTGTTAATGACGCTGTGCTGGCTACTGTGGCAAGTGCGTCTGGGAGCATCACTGGTGCATCGCGGTTGCAGACCATTACGCTTCCTGCGGGCTTGGGCATTGGTGGTGACTTCAGCCAAGTGATTCTGACATCCGGTGTGGTGATNGTTTACTACGCCTAATGTCCCAGTTTGCCCAGAGTGGTAGCGCGATGGATTCTGCGATTGGCGAGGTTGCTGATCGTTTCTTTGATCGCGTGAANCANAGGCTCCAGCTTAATCAACTCCAAGAGGGTGAGGTGAGGGAGTCGTTGAATGGGCGTATGGAGGGATACTGGAAGCCACGGAAGAACGTGGTGAGTAGGACTGGTGCGTTGACTACGGGAGGTTCCCCATTGCAGTTGCCTTTCCTGCTGATTGATACGCCAAAGACAATCAGTAACGTGACAATCCCAGTTACGGGGACTGTTCGCCTTACTGTTACAGCGCACGGGTTTTCTGCTGCGGATTCTGGATTAGCCACGATTGCTGGCCTTGATGCGTCGTTTAACGGTAGCTTTGTGCTTACCTATTCTGGAGTAAACACGTTGGACTACACGATTGCCGGGGTAACAACCCCGCCAACTGACGTTACAGGGACGTTGTCCCAAATGGCTATCAATGATGACGCCAATGCCAATGTCAGAGCTTCCTGCCTATTCAGCGATCCAAACGACAGTAACAAGGAGTATGTGATTATTGCTCTGGATACAGTCGCCAAGAAGATCGACTTGGATGGTTATGCCATTACTGACATTCCGTATCCTGCTGGACAATCCCTTGGTAGCGACACCGACATGATCCAGTTGTTCGACAAGGTGATGCTGTTCCGTGACGGGCAACAAGCCTTGGAGTGGTATCCAAATGGACGGCCAATTATTTCGGCAAGCTCTAATGGAACAGCTAGTCCGGATACTATTGTCACGGTAAATCTCCGCGAACACGGACTAGTAGTAGGAACCTCAATTACGGTTGCAGGTCTTACTGGCGGAACGCCTCCCAATGGGACATATACGGTTGCCACGGTAGTTGACCAAGACACGTTCACGTTTGTGGCTGCAAGCATTTCGACTGGCACAACGTTTGTTACTACAGTTGCCGGGGCAACAGATGGGTTCACTCTATCTCCGGGTGGAGCATATACCCAGCCTCAGACATTTAATATCACAGAAAGAGACGTGGACGTTGCAGACGGCTTGGTAACTGTCACTGTAACTGGAAATACTACAATCAAAACTGGAGATATTATCGTCGTTCGCCAAGCGACAACCGTTGATTTTGCTGAAATGATTGGCAAAGAATATCAAGTTGTAACGGCAACAACCACCTCAATTAAGTGGTATGCTCCGATTGGCAACTATAACGTAAACACTACTGGTGACACGTTTGAGTTCGGTGGTAGATTTAGCGTAGGAGGTGGGTTCATGCACCAACCCGGCGCACCTTGGGGTATCCACTTCCAACGTAGATTGTGGGTTCCGTTTTATTACGATCAGTCAGGAACATTTGACACGCCAACATATACAAGTCGAAAGATCACTGATGAGATTTCCGTGTCTGACATCCTCGACACGACTACATTCGACCA